ATTCCATACAAGCCAAGAGAATTGCAAAATTTTTTGCACAAAAAAATTGATAAGCACCGTTTCAACGTACTGGTCCTACATCGTAGAGCTGGGAAAACAGTGATGATGATTAATCACATGTTGCGTAGTGCTTTGATGAATCCTTTGCCAAACTCAAGATATGCTTTCCTATCTCCGACTTTCAAGCAAGGTAAAAGCACAGCATGGGATTATATAAAAACATACGCAGGGAAAATCCCTGGTACAAAATTTAACGAAAGCGAACTTAGATGTGATTTGCCAAATGGCGCAAGGATCACAATTTTGGGCGCAGAGAATGATCAAGCACTCAGGGGTATATTTCTTGATGGATGTGTATTCGATGAAACACAATCTATTAAGCCTACTATATTCCCAGAGATTATAAGACCTGCGTTAGCTGATCGTAAAGGTTGGTGTGTGTTTATAGGTACGCCAAAAGGCCGTAACTATTTTTGTGAATTATATGAAAATGCTTTAGAAAACAAAGATTGGTACGCCTGTGTATTTAAAGCTAGTCAAACAAAGATACTAGACGAAGAAGAATTAAAGGCCGCAGCTGACGTAATGTCATCCGATCTTTATTCTCAAGAATTTGAATGTAGCTTCAACGCTGCGATTACAGGCTCTTATTATGGAGCAATTATAGAAGAATTAAGTAAGCAAGGTAGGATCACCAATGTTGAGTACGATGACAATTTAGATGTTGAAACGTACTGGGACTTAGGGATGAATGATCAAACTTGTATATGGTTTGCGCAAAAGTATAAAGGTGAAACAAGATTAATTGATTACTATGAAAATAGTGGTTTTGGCCTTGATCATTATAAAGATATTTTAGATTCAAAGGATTACGATTATTCAACACATATAGCGCCGTTTGACATTAAAGTTAGAGAACTTGGTAACATGGGTAAATCAAGATTAGAGAGTGCTTTGGAGTTAGGAATAGCGTTTGAGGTAGCTCCCAAATTATCTATTGAAGATGGTATTGAGGCGACAAGAAAAGCATTAACGAATTGTTGGTTTGACAAGGAGAAATGCAAGTTAGGTATTGAGTATTTAAAAGCTTATCAAAAAAGATGGGATGATAAAAACCAATGCTTTAGAAATAAACCCCTGCATAATTTTGCATCACACTGCTCTGACGCCTTTAGAACTGGTGTAGTAGGTCAAGGGGTAGAAATTAGCAATTGGAAAAAAGAAGTTCCAATCAATACGAATTATATAGTTTAATATGGCAGATAAAGTTACAGATTTAGAATTAAGATCAATTATTAACTCAGAGATTAATAACTCTATAGGATTTATGGGAAGTAATTTGACTTCTCAAAGAAAAAAATCTTTAGAGTATTACATGGGTGAAAAGCTTGGCACAGAGATTGATGGTCGATCACAAGTAGTCTCAACCGACGTAGCCGACACCGTTGAAACAATCTTACCTAATTTGTTAAGAATATTCACAGCTAGTGATCAAGTAGTTAGATGTGAGCCTACTAAAAGTGAAGATGTTCCTATAGCAGATCAAGCTACTAATTATATTAATTATATCTTTAACAAAGATAATAATGGTTTTAGTGTTTTATACACATGGTTTAAAGATGCGCTTTTAGAAAAAAATGGAATTGTAAAAGTATTTTGGGATGAGTCTAAAAGTGTTGAGCAAGAAACTTATGAAAATTTAAACGATCAAGAATATCAATTATTGCTTGACGATGAAAATGTTGAAGTTGTTGAAGAACAAACTTTTGAAGATGAGAAAGCAAAAGAACAACTTGAGCAAATGAAACAATTAGCAGAAATGCAAGGACAAGAAGTGGGTGATATTCCTACTCCTATGTTACATAATTGTATTATTAAAAGAACATCAAAAGGTGGAAAGGTAAAAATTGAAAACGTACCACCTGAGGAATTTTTAATTCAAAAAACAGCTAAGTCTATTGAAGATGCAAATTTCGTAGCGCATAGAGTTTTAAAAACTAGAAGCGATCTATTAGAAATGGGTTTTGATAGAGAAATAGTTGAGAGTCTTCCAACATCAAATAATATTATTTATAACGATGAAAGACTAACTAGATATAGCGATATTGATGAAAGCCCATTCGAAGATGCACCTGACGAAACTTCACAAGAAGTAGAGTTATATGAGTGCTACATCAAAGTCGATATGGATGGCGATGGTATAAATGAGTTAAGAAAAGTAACCGTAGCTGGAGCTGGAGGTTACACAATCCTAGAAAACATGGCTTGTGATAATATTCCTTTTTGCTCACTAACTCCTATTCCTATGCCTCATAGATTTTATGGGCGATCCGTTGCTGAATTAGTAGAGGATGTTCAATTAATTAAATCTACAGTTATGAGACAATTGTTAGATAATATGTATCTAACAAATAATAATAGAGTTGCGATTATGGACGGTATGGTCAACTTGGATGACCTACTAACATCAAGACCAGGGGGTGTGGTTAGAACTAAACAACCACCAAGCCAAGTAATGATGCCAATGCAATCACAAACTATTTCTCAACAAGCTTTCCCTTTATTGGAATACCTTGATACGATTAGAGAAACTAGAACAGGGATTACTAGATATAATCAAGGTTTAGACGCAGATAGCTTAAACAAAACAGCGACAGGGGTTAATGCAATTATGACCCAATCTCAAATGAGAATGGAATTGATTGCTAGAGTATTTGCGGAGACAGGGATTAAGGATTTATTTAGACGTATCTTTGAACTTACTTGTAAGTATCAAGACAAAGAAAGAATTGTAGAATTAAATAATCAATTCGTACCAGTTAAACCTACGGAGTGGAGAAACAAATTTAATATTTCTATATCAGTTGGTTTAGGAAGTGGATCAAAAGAGCAACAAATTATGATGCTCAACAATATTTTAGAAAGACAATTACAAGCTTTCAATTTACAAGGTGGCCAAGAATACCCAATGGTAAGCCTAAAAAATATTTACAATAGTTTAGCAAAAATTATTGAGAACGCAGGGCTTAAAAATGTTGAAAACTACTTTGTCAACCCTGATCAAGGTAAGCAAATGGTTCAACCAAAACCACCACCACCTTTAACACCAATTGAAAAAATTGAGTTCACTAGAATACAAAGTGAAGAAAAACGTAAAGTAGCAGAGTTGGAATTAGAAAATAAAAAATTAAAAGCTGATACTGCAGAAGCTATTTTAGGTTTTGAAACAAAAATAAAAGAACTTGAACTTAAATATAACACTCAAGTTGACATGGCTAAAATGAAAGCCGATGCCGACTTAGAAAAGTTAATTACGAATAATAGAAATAAAACTTTTTTAGAAGCACAACGAAGTAGCGACACATTACAACAACAAGTAAGTGAACTAAATGAACAAAGACCAAGTGGACAAACTCCAGGAGGAGATAAGCCAATCGAACAAAGCTAAACAACTTTTTGAAAATCCATTACTTAAAGAAAGTTTTGAAAAATTAAGAAAAGTTTATAGTGATAGTTTGTTTAATACAGGTGCTAAAGAAGAAACAACTAGAGAAAAGCTTTGGTTAGCTTACAATATAGTTGGAAAAGTCGAACAACATTTATTAGAAATTTTAGATACAGGGAAACTAGCTTCTAAACAATTAGAAGATTTTAGAACTAATATTCGAAATAAAAAATTCTAAACAAAAAGTTTAGGATAAGTCAACCTACACAACAGGAACTTAACTTAAAAGGAATATAATATGTCATCAGAGAATTATGCCAATCCCCTAAAGGAAGCTGAAACTGATATACAAAAAGCAACGAAAACAATAGCAGGCCTACTGGACCCAAAAAGTCAAAACGAAGAAAAGCCTGAGGAAGAAAAACAAAATTCTCCTGAACTTACACAAGAGGAATCTTCTCAAGAAGATCAACCTCAAGAACAGGAAATAAAGGAAGAAGAAACAGAGGTAGAATCGCAAGAAGAAACCGAAGTAGAAACTTCCGAAGATGTATCTGATGAAGAAGAAGAAATTGATACTCAAGAGAAACAAGATTCCCCATTACACAAAGTAAAAGTGAATGGACAAGAGTTAGATGTTACCCTTGATGAGTTGAGAAATGGTTACTCCAGGGATGCTGACTATAGACAAAAGACTGAGGAACTTTCAAATCAAAGAAAGAGTTTTCAATCTGAGTCTGAAAAGCAAAGACAAGACTATTCTCAAAAGCTAAATGAGTTGAATCAAATGATGTCTATTGCTCAACAACAACTTAATGAAGAAGCTAATCAAGTGGATTTAGAAAAGTTGTATGAAGATGATCCAAGTGAGGCCATGAGGATTGAAC